GTCCGCTCTCTCGAGTGTCGACCCCGCCGTCGACCTTAGGGACAAGTGCTCCTGTTTCTTTACGCAGAAACAGGCAAATCGGAGGAATAGAAAACTGGAGCACCTATCCAGCCTAGCAGGGTGAAGTCTTCACCAGCTGCTACATAAGTATCCATGTTAAAAAATGGAGCTGTTTGGTTACCAAAAACGGTAACCACGAACGTATCTCCTCCGGGATACGATCGGGTTATTGAGTTAAGAGAAGCGGCGTAATACTGTGGTAATGTACCACAGAAACGAGACTCAATTGCCATGGGAATCTCAACCTCCAAGGCATCCATAGTGCGACATTGCGTAAGTGCCGCACCACTGGAACAATGATCTCTCGCAAGCAACCCCTCATAGGCTGTGAACCCTGACCCCTGATTCCTTGCGTAGTTAATGGTGAGTTCTGGGCGCAAGTTAGCAGGATCCAAGCGAGCACCTTCGCCGGGTCTTCGAGAAACCATAATGCTCTTAACATCGGTGTTGGGCGCGAACTTCCATCTAATAGAACCTCGCCACCCAGCATAGGCCCCCTTCAAATAATTAATGAAGTTAGGACCTGCATACATATAAGGAGTTGTAGCAGCAGTGGTATCTGGTCCAGCTGGATCAAATCCACCAACTGGAGGCATGGCTCTCAAAAGAAAGATAGCACTCTGCAACTCTGTCGAAGTAGTAGAAAATCCGAAGGTTCGACATAAACAATATCTCTTTAGTAATTGGCGAAAAGATACAATCTTTTCACCATAATAAATAAGGGGCTTTTGCATTTCATGAGTCATAACTCCAGTGGTCAAATCCATAACATTAATATCAGCCTCAGGTGCATTCTCCTGCTCTGGAACCTCCTCAGTGGCCGATTGACATTCAATGTCAAAATAGTCAAAAGAAAAGTCAGAAGAAGAAGATTGTGCAACTGGAACAAATGGTGAAACATTAATGTTAAAATCTGAAGGATTAACTAACTCAAAATCATCTCCAGCAGCAATTGAAACTAAAACGGTGACAGGTGTGACGGAGTCTGGTACAACCAGCTCATTAACCACACGAATGAAGAATACACCATTACTAAATTTCGAACTATTAGAATAAGTTGCTGGAGTAGCCGTATCAAAAAATGTAGTAAAATTATCTGTATCTATGGTAAGGTATCCCCTTTCCTGCTGCCATTTAAACTCCACTGTAAAATCCCTACCGTCAGCTAGATCTACAATGGTATTAAATGTAGTGTTGTAAGGGTCACCTGTTAATGGACCATTAGGGTCATATATAATGGCTAATCTGCCTCTATGGTACTGACTGGCTATAATCTGAAAACGATATTTAATAGAACCAGACCAATTCTCAAAAGGTCTGGAGGCAAAGGATAACGCTGTTGGAATGATTTGACTTCCACCTGCTACGGTAGTCCTAATCTCACACATGGGATTTACCTGACAGGCAAAAATCACGTCACCAACATCAGCAGAAGTAGCCCAAGAAAACTGAGTTAAATAAGATTCTATTTGGGTCATATATTTTATAGTTAAAGTATCATCAGGTGGTAATTCTACAATTCTAGGATCTATGGACATCTCTTGTTTGCCAGTAACAGTTAATTTCTGCGAGGTATCACTGCCTTCAGCAAGCGCCAAGCTGCTGATAGGGAAATTCCTCATAGGTCTAATGTCATCCAACATTACGGGTCTGGAAAAACCAAATATTTTGGCAATACCAGAAACGGCAGATGCTCCAATTTGTGTAGCTAGAGCAAAAGGTTGAATATAAGGGATGTTGGTAAAATAACCGGCATATGCGGCAACAGCACTAGCAGGACCCGAAATCACCCCGGAGTCCTCATATTCATCACCGGCTTGAGACTCAAGCTCAAAATATGAGAAATCCATGGATGAAGATCCTGACAAAGAGACTGCCACCATAGTAGGCACAGACAATTTAACGTTGGACATCTCTGCAAATACTGTAATAGTAACTGCATCAGTTCCACCATTTATCTGCACCAAATCGGCAAAAGATCCAATGTTAATTCTTCCCATAGAGGAAGCTGAAATAATAGGATTAGTTAAAGATAAATAATTCTGTGGTACAAAAAATGGTAAACATACACAACCTCCCTTACAAGTGGAGGCATTTAAAAATATATGTGGCCTTTGAGATTGCGTAATCAGTTGGGTGTCACCCCCAACCGTCACAAACTCATTGGTCCTATTTAAATATGAATATGACGCCAATGCTATACCTGCATGAAAAGGAGTTCCATTGATTAAAAAAGTAACCTTTAAATCTCCCTTTATCAAGTTAAAATTCTGCAATTTGTTAGTAACAGCAGGATTTGATAAAAAATCTTCCCAAGGATTAAATGATACAGAAAGAGCTGTGTTATTGGACCAGGTGAAGGTTTGAATTTGGACTCTCCGAGTCAGAAATTTAGAAATATCTGCATCTGAAGAGTACGCATCGTCAATGGCCGTAGAACGGCCAAGGTCGCGCGTGTCCACAACTGTATGCATAGTATTACTTGCATGAACAGTCGTGGTGGTGGCAGACTGAGCTACCACAGAGAAGAAATTTACACTTTTCAATGTGAGTGGGCTACCACTATCTTGGGTTTTGTGATTAGAATAAAGCATGGTCACTATACGTCTAAATGACGAAATAAGAGGTATCTATTATATAAGATGAGAAGGTGCCTCCACGACTCAAATATGTGCAAACGCAGCACACTTACGCTACCACTAAAAGTAGTGTGGTAGTACTACTCGCCAAGCATATGACGAGGGTTATTCGAACCGTATACGCCGAACTCCCTCTGACAATTGCTCTTCAGGCCGTTCTTCGTTTAAGACCCAATTAAGAGTCTCAGTAAATGTATAACTATGTTGTCGAATAAAAAATCGAGTGATGTCAGGATATCTTTCAAAAATACCTGACATCTTACTAGTATAATCATTAAACACTTCACGCCCATGAAGTGACCATTCACGACGGGCAGCTAAATAGCTTTGAGCTAGCTGCTCCTCGTGACTTATGTTACCCTTCTCTACATACATACATAAACTCTTAAAAACACTATTAAGAGCGAGAGGTGCAACACATCTGTTCCCATCAAGGACAAATGATCTTTTCAAAAAATCACTCTCCTTGATATTAATAAAGGGAACACTGACTGAATCCTTGTCAGCCATGGTGTAAGGAATGCCCATCTTGGCAAGGGTAGAGGCTATTGATGTATGATTGAATCCATCATGATTAGACCCCATAATATTATCGTCTCCTAACGTCATTAAACGGACGTTCTCTCTAAATTTTTCAAGAGGAAACTCCATTCTGTAATAAGCAAGACGAACATAAAGGGAATTAGCAATTGAATTGATAATAACGGTTAATGGATGTCCAGAAGAATTACCACCGAAGAACTGAATCAAATCACCGTTCATGTTAGTGACGGGAAAAGATATATCGGTGGCAATGCCTCGTGAAATCATAACATCTCTGGTGCTAAAGTCAGAGTATGCTCTTAGGCGATCTAACACATAGAACGCAGTTCGAATGATGACAGGTGGCATTGCTTTATCAAATGCTGAATAATCTCCAGCAATGATACGGTCTTCGCCAAAGGCGGTTAAATATTGATACAACCTGTCCCAATCGAGGGAATAACAGTTCATGGAAACAGCACACTCAGTAATAAAGTTGTGTTTCATAAACTGTCGAATTACTCGCAAGTACTGTTTCCTCATTACAATACTCATGGCAACATCACATGCTGTAAAAACACGTGTTTTGCCAGAAATGCGCTTAGACAATTTAACGGGCTCATCTTTCAATGTCCCGTTAAACAGTACGTGCGAGCGGATTCCAAGAGCATAGTTCTCTTCGATCCTAGTGACCATGTCAAGAACATCTTGGTTGGGATGATAATATTCAACTCCTTCATCATCAGTAAGGAGTTCAAAATATTGTCTCTTATTCCCGGGGAAAAAGAATCCTCCTGACGTGCCCATTGGTAATATATTAATATATGAATCGCCATGGACGCCATTCACTGCTTCGCGTAAAGAAGAAAGTCCAACTTTATCTTTAAGCCAAGACGAATCGCGTGTCATATCGTAGATATAAGAATTAGCAACTTTCAAAGCTTCTGAATCCTTAAAATGAGGGCTAATTTTCCCTTGCTGCTCGGCAGCAATGGTAAATGGATTTATCCATTCACCGTTGACAAGCTCGGCTGTCATGAGTGGTGCAGTAAATGGGTTCTCAAAGGAGAATACATGCTCCATTTCAGAGCATATTTTCGATCTTCGAGTCCTGGAAGTAGAAGTAACTCTCCCAGGATATGAACCCATCACCAGTCCACATGAATCATGCGCCCAATGGTGAACTCCTTTTGAAAGATGAGGCGTCCTCAAAGCTCCACTCTTGGAACTTCCTTCAAAACACTTACTAACATCACCATAACCTGACATAGCCAAAATAGGAGGAGACGTTTCAAACATCTCCTTACTAATCTGACTAACAATCAGGCGTGGGTTACTGATATGTGGACTGCCAGCACAATGAATTCCTGAAATAAAATAACCTCCCATACTCTCGGAGATTATAATACTTCCACAATCACCTCTCTTTGGTGTCCTATCAGAACGTGTGCCATCCATGAAATATCCTCTAACAGGATCATCCTGGGACTGGTATACCGTTTCTTTATAAGAAGTAGTAGTACCATGCCCAAGAGTCTTTGCCATAGGATCATAAACATGAATATTACGTCCTGCTCTATCAATAGTTTGCGGAAGGAAATTATAAAGTTCCTTACGAGGCAAAATATTGGCAGAATGGAACATAACCAAATCATTGGGTAAGCGTTTAAGATTAAACTCTTCCAAAATAAAAGGTGAATGTGGTTTAATGGGAAATTGCTCCCACTCGTAAGCAGCAACGCATTTCCAACTAGAACATTTCCTAGAAAATGCATGCTGGACAGTAACATACCAACCATCCCTCAATGAAAAACAAAACACAGACTGTTTGTGCCCTGAATCATCTTCAATGTGTAAAGCAAAACTACTCTTATCCAAACTCTTTTGGAGTTCAGCAAGATTATTCCGCTTCAGAGTAATGGGTGGTAAGAAACTATCATTAGTTCCATTTATAGGAGCCCAAATATTAGTTTGAGCTTCAAAATAATCTGGAACCTCCGTCTCCTCCTCTTCTTTTTTCTGAGGAGAAGCGGGCGTATCACTTTGTCCAAGAAACATTGATGCCACACGAGTAATCAAATAATACGCTCCTATACCAGCTGCTGCTGCTAAGAAACACTCTCTAACAAGTCTAATACGTGTGGGTATGTTTTCATCCAAAACGTTTAGACATACTTGTGTGTGGACATCAATGTCGACAAAATAATCAATCAACCTATCGTAAACTGGGCCCGGTGTATACCGGATAACAGTTTTTAGCGCCCTCTTATATATTTTATTTCTGAGAGTTTCTGCTTTAGGTTTTGATCTTCCTGGCCACCACCAAGCCTGTGCCTCTAATGCTGGCTGGACGCTAGCATCAAAGTGAACAACCTCATCATCATGAGGCAGCACATAGGGTGGTGGTGGTGTGCAATCATTACAGTGAAAATATGAAAGAATTCCATGAGGACACATGTGAATATCAGGCGATACTGTTAAACTATGTTCCATAACGGCAGATGATCTCTCATGTGCTATTATGCGCTCTTTCAAGAACTGACAAAGTTCCGAAGAGGTACATCTCCGTTCTGAATCTAATTCAGGACGGTGTGGTTTATAAACAACAGTTATTTTACCTGATGTATCAGCTTGAAGTGTAACTGTTTCAATTTCATATTCCCAAGCATCATGAACCACCATTGACATCTTTTTCATAATGCCAGTGACTGGATCTAAATACTCTGGTTTCAACACAGGTTTAATTACGTACGGAAAACGACGCAAAACTGCTGATTTCTCAGCAACTGCATAACCTGCATTCAAATCCTTAGTATTGGTGGTTGCAAGAACTAATTTAGGAATTAAGGGAATACATCCCTTATCCTCAATAGCAGCTTGGGTAGTAGCTATACCAACTGAATTAACAATGGTAATAACATCTGATATAGATGTTGTTTTACCACTGCTAATCTGGCGAGGATGCTCTCGTGCAAGATCATCCATTAAAATTGCCCAGTGGGTAGCTCCTTGAAATGAACTCCAATATTGATCTTCGGAGTTATATGTATATAAATTCTTTCTAGGATCCCACTCCAGAGTTGGGTATATATTCTCTGAAGTGACTGTTCTGTGATAAATAGTTGCTATCAACTGGGTAACAGTTGATTTACCAATACCTGGTGGTCCATGAATAAGAACAGAAAAGGGACATCTACGATTACTGGCAACATTAACTGTTTTCATAAATCGAGATCTACGATCCATAAGATTCTTCCAAAGAATTCCTATATGTCGTGGTGAAAAATTCATGAGTGCATTGCCTCGTCCAATCAAAGCATCCATTGATGCAAGTATTTCATTGGGATCATAACTAATGGTAACTGGCAACTCGTCTAAACGAGTGACCATTGCCTGATATTCATGAATCCAATTCCTAGTAGCCCTGTCCTTAATAAGAACGGGTGCTAGGGATTTGTCAACAAAACACTCATATCCAACTTCAGCAAATGATACTACAAAATCGGCAATAGACTGCATTAGTCCATTCATGGATGAAAGTTTAAGCTCAGTGGGTTGAGAAGCTAAAAAACTCTTGTAGGAATCTGGGGTGAATGGCAAATCAAAATGTTTCGCCATACCACAGGACAAAAGTCCCTTAACCACTTTACTCAATTTATGGTTGAGTTCAGAGGAGGATAAATCTTTCCAACTATCTACAAATTTACGAGCTGAATGAAGCCCAGATTGAGCTTCAAGAGTCTCTTTATCTACAGAACCTATAATAATATCTATATAATCGTACAATTCAGAAAAACTATAATATGCCTTAATAAAACAAGTTGAGGCGTACAAAATTGAGGAACATGTTACTGTCCTCTGTTCAATACCACAATTCTTATAAAATACGTATACATTAAAAATTAACTCTATATATGGATCATATTCTTTAATAGATTCAGAAATTAATGATTGAGCTACAAGCTCATCAAAATCTGCTCTAGCATTGTTCTCAGCTTCCAAATATCTCTGTCTATGAAGCTCTCTATCTCTAATAAATTCTAACAAAAATTTGTCCAAACGCCTTACGCCAATCTCGTCATCATCAAGAAGTATAAGATCGTAAACGATCCATCTAAGGTCTCGGACACAAAAATAGTAATAAACATAAGTTGAAACAAAAAAGAATGTTAACACAAAAATTAGAAAAAATGAGTCAAAGTAGGATGGCAAAAAATATTTGGGTATGCTTGAATCTTCTTCTGGTATTAGCATGTTTTGGACCAACACTGGTCCAATCATATCTCCTACGTCATAGGAGAAGTTCTGAGCACAAACAAAAGTTTGGCCCAGACTTATAAAAGTGGTAAGAGTAGCTAAAAGGTGCGTAGAGGCGCCCCAAGAAGAAAAAAGCATGGTGGGTACTGTACGTCGCGTTGACGAGCTATGCACAACAAGGGATATTAAGATGTAGCAGTGTGCACCACTACAAATATGTCCTTTCGCAGAACACTTGCGTTCGTCTTTAGTCGGAAAAACGAAACCGTCACAATGAATCTGGAGAGGTTACTCGAACCGTATGCGCCGAGCTCCTCCTACCGAGTACACTTAAAGTGAAAGACCAGTCATAGGTCTACGTAGATTAATGTCTACGACATGTTTAAGTGATGGTAATTGTAATTAAAGAAACCCCCCCTTATAGGGGGGGACCCCCCCCCACAAAATATGGGGGGGGGGGGCACGATTGCAGTCGTGCCCGTGAAGAAGTAAAAATTGTTGTTATTCTGTTGTACTCTGCAAAGTATTCCTGATTGACAAATCAGGAGTAGGGTGTTATAAGATAATATAATAATACTTATGGTATCTAGTCCAGTCTGAAAACGAGCCTTATGCAAAAATTGCAATCCGGTCTCGTTCTTCAGCTATGTAGAAGCAAAATAAAATCAGATCACAATATAATAAAACTTATTGTCAAAAAGTCACCCAACACATAAAATGTGTGATGAAGTTATGTACTATCATGTCCATACGTGCTAGAACGCGGAAGACTGATATACAAGGGGTAGAGCCTAAATAATAGTATTGTTGAAAGCGTTATATTGAAAAATATAACTAGTGGGGTATCTGTATCGATTACACTCAGTAAGTGTAATTAATTGGAAGTAGGGTTAAACTTAAACAGTAAAACTGTAAAAATTAATCAACTATTAAATAAGCTTGCCGGATAAAGAGGACTCTCAAAAGAGAGTCGAAGAATGTCCGGTTGGTGAAGTGCGTGCGAGGTTATC